TATCCTATTAAAACCCATCGTAAATACTACGATGCTATTGAACGTGAAATCATAGATAACATGGACCCTAATCACCTTCATGGTGTTACAGTTCAGACAAAGTCTGCTCGTAATGGACGTTGGGGTTTAAGAGATTATCTCTTTCCGAATGTTCAAGTGCCTATCAAAACTCGTGAAGGACATGAGACTACAGTATCCTTACGGATTGTTGCATGGTCTGGACTAGATGGATACACCGCTAACAATTATATGTTGGGTGCTATTGATAACTACTGCACCAATGGTATGGTGTTTACACAAGCCGTTGATAAAGATAGTGCCTATGTAAAAATGTACAAACGAAATACTAAGAACTTTAATCTTAGTGCCTTTGCTGTACACCTTCGGCAGTCTGTCGAGTTGTTCTACGAACAAGCGGAGCAATATCGTAAGATGGCATTAGTACCTTTGCAGCAATGGCATGGTAAGAATTTCATAGATGCTTTAGCAATGTCAGAAAGTAAGAGGCAAGGGCTTAAAGCATTATATATTAATGAGGTTATAGATAGAGGAAGCAATGTATTTGCTTTACATTCTGCACTAACTAACTATAGTTCACATCAGAATACAAATGTATTCCGTACTAGAACTACTAAGAACGATGTGATTGCAGAGACTATGTTTAAACGTGAAGAAGAAGTATCAAAGATTTTGACAAGTAAAGCTTGGCACGATCTAATGGTTGCTTAGTACTGGACGTTACTATGAACGATGAAGATTTGTTATACATCCCTGACTTTTTGAGGCGTAAGCCTCAGAAGGTTAGGGTAGAAGAGTCAGAAGAAATTGAATGGTGGATGCCTGACCTTTCTTTATATCAGAAAGATATTAAAGAGAGGGAAGCAAGGCGTGAGGAAATTTTAGAATTAAAGATAGCAAAAGATAAACGTAAAATGAGAAAACAACTTGTGCAGTATGATGTCCTTGATGCTGTATCAAAACAACATACAACTTTCCATAAGATAAGAAAGTTTTTGAGTGATGATATAACAGATAACGAAATTAAATCTGCAATACGTAGCTTGATTAAACAAGGTAAATTAATTAAGCCTTCACAAAAAACATATAAGGTTAAATTATGATAAAAGAAATATCTTTTATAGCTATGATGATGGGAGTTACACAAGAAGAAGTAACTTGTTTAGCTATGAATATGTATCATGAAGCACGTAATCAAGGAGTAGCAGGTCAGCTTGCAGTTACTAGTGTAGTTATGAATAGAGTAGCTGATGAAAGATATCCTGATACTATTTGTGAAGTTATTAAACAAGGTCCGACTAGACCTTCTTGGAAAGGTACAGGCGAACTAATTCCTGTAAGGGATAAGTGTCAGTTTAGCTGGTGGTGTGATGGTAAATTAGATGAGCCTTTAGATGTAATAACATATGAACAACTGTTTGATTTATCTACATCTATTCTATTAGGTGAGAAAGATTATCCTGATATTACAGATGGAGCTACACACTACCATGCTGACTACGTTAATCCTGCATGGGCTGAGACTAAGACTAAGACTATTGAAATAGAAGATCATATATTTTATAGATGGGAATATTAATTATGGAACAGTTTAAAGAACAAGTTTATGAACTTGCTTTTGGAGATGATGCTATTAATAAAGATTATTCAGATGAAGAAGTTTTGAAAAAACTTTTTAATGACCTGCAAATATTACAATGTTATATAGAACAACATGGTGAAATGGATATAGATGAAGCTACTGAAATTTTACATAACATATATAGTTAAGGTAAGGATAAATAAATATGTCACAAGTAAGTAACCAACTTAAATTAAAACTTAAACAGTATATGCCAGAACTAAATAAAAACTTTTTAAGTTTTATGAATGAACATTATATAGAAGATTTAGTTAATGAAAACTTTGGTTTTCTAACAGGTAGAAAGAGATGCGAAATCATTATGTTAATGAATGAAGCATTTTTGAATGGACAGATATGTTATAAACAACATGTTGAAAACATTCAAAATAATAATAATCTAAACAAGGATAAATAAATATGGGAATTATCATAACACTAACAGTAATAGGTACATTACTAACAACAAACAATGAAGAGTTTTTTAATAAAGTTAAAGAAGATATTAAAGATGGATACACATGGCATTACGTAGGTCCACAACCTATTGATTCCAAAGCATTATCTATACCTTTAGAGACTGAAGGATATCAACCACACATTTTGTTTAAACTTAAAAAAGATTAATCACATGAATATATTTTATTTACATGACGATCCTATTTATTGTGCACAAATGCACTGCGACAAACACGTAGTAAAAATGATCTTAGAATACGCACAGTTATTATCTACTGCCCATCATGAGATAGATGGTACACCTTCTATAGATTGCTACAAACCTACACATAAGAACCATCCCTCTGCTATATGGGCTAGAAATAGTAGAAATAACTATCGTTGGTTATGGTGGTTACTCTATGGACTACAGGATGAATATACTTATAGGTATGGTAGAGTACACGCTACTCAATTTAAAGGTATCGTAGATAATTTAAAGAACCCACCTTATGAATTACATATGACTTTAGGCAAAACCAGAATGCCACAGTGTATGCCAGATGAATATAAAGATAGAGAAAGTAGTATAGCTGCCTATAGAAATTATTATTTAGGTGAGAAAAAATACATGGCTAAATGGACTAAAAGACATAAGCCAATATGGTGGAACGCACAACTATGATTGACATGAGTAGTTTAATTGTGGTAGCTTTTATTATGTTGGGTATAGGTGCATGTATGTTCTTCTTTTTATATACTGTATTCTCTACTTTGTTTAAACTTTTGTTTGGAACTAAAAATGAAAATCAAAAATAAGTTTCATCTACCTGATGAAGATACACACTTTACTGGGGATGATTATCAAGTAGCTCATCGTAATAATAGTCTAAGAGAAGTTACTAACTTCGATGTTGCTATTGATGTAGGTGCACATGTAGGAACTTGGTCAGTAGATTTAGCTAGATACTTTAAACATGTTATATGTTTTGAACCTATCTTTGAGCATCGTGAATGTTTAGAACAGAATATGTCGATTTTTAAACCAGATCGTTATACCATACAACACTGTGCTTTAGGAGATGAAGATAATAAAACTATCTATCTTAATTACATGTCAGAAGGTAATAGTGGTACAGCATCTATTGATACTAAAGGTAAATACGAAGCTCAATTATTTACTTTAGATAATTTTAACTATTCTAAAATAGATTATCTTAAAGTGGATATTGAAGGCTTTGAATTACAGTTTTTAAAAGGTGCTACAGAAACTATTAAACGAACTAAACCTGTTATAAACATAGAAATAAAAAATACATGTGAAAGATTTAATGTTACTGCTAGTGATATTAAAGATTATCTTGGTGATGTATTAGGGATGATGTGTGTAAGTAATACTATCAAAGATTATGTTTACGTATATAGGAAGAAAGATGTATAATTATGAAAACAAAACCGACATACCTGTACCAATTAAAAAGTATATTGAAAATGTTACAGAGAAACCCATCAATGATATTGATCTGTCTGAGATTAATATATTCCTTAACGATCTTGAAGATTGGTACGAGATTAAAACTTAGGGATTGTTTTTAAACATGGAAAATAAAACTCCAGACTTTATGAAAAATATAGGAGGTATATTTTATTTGAGCAATTCAAATAAAGATATAAACTTCTGGCATAATAAATTTAAAGATAGAATAGAAGAGAATAAAGAAACAGGTAAATGTTCTCTTAGTTACTTTAATAAAAGTAAACATTTTGTCACTGATAATATAAAAAATTTTGATGCAGCAATTAATATTCTTAATAATATTAAATTTGAAAGAGGTGAATGATATGACATTATCTATAAGTGATATGGAAAAAATAAATTATCTTGAACAAAATGTAAAAGATTTACAACACCAAGTAACAGAGGCATATATAAGAATTAAAGATTTAACAGGTACTCTAGAACGTCTAGGATTCGCACACTTAACACAAGAAAAAAATAAATCATGGGAACCTGAACATTACATAGGTCGCAATGTTGTATGGTAGAAACAAACGTAGTTAGTTTTTATAGAAGTGTTCTGGATAGATATAAAAAAGGAATGGTTCCTTTAGAAACTTTAGTGCGTTTAGAAATGATCCGTAAAGGATATGACCCTAATAATTTAGATGATATAGAAACATATTGGCAAGATATCTTAATAGAAGATAATGACCCACCCCCGAATGATAATAATGCAGCATAGGATTTAGTATGGATTATAAAATAAGCCCTGACTTTGATTATACTTTACAAAAAAAAGTATATGAATATATGGCTAATGATAAAAAAAATAATGGATATTGGTCTTTAAAAGAAGTATGTTTGAAGATAGATGAAAAGTATGGCATCACGGCTGCGTTAGATGCTCGTGAAATAATATTAAAAAATATTTGTAATATACCAGACGAAGAAAAATATATTAATGACTGTATAAATTCAGCTAAAACACAGAAGATTTCACGTAGAATAATTAGTAAACATTCGAAAATGGATATGGTTGATTACTAAAAGGTATTATATATATATCATAACTTTGTTATAAATAATATATATAATACTTTTAAACTTAAAGGATTTTAATTATGTACTCTTTAGTGCAAGGTATAAAAATACATGAGTATAATATTTCTGAAGAAGAAATATCAGATATACTTGATGGATACGATTCATTATTTCATAACTTAGGATTTAATACTGTTGTATCTGTATCAAATAAAACTAAATTACCTAACATAAAAGTTATAGATAATAAAAGACTTTGTGCTACACTCTCGTTCCGAAAGGACAAATAATGTCATCTGTAAATTCGTATTTAGAAACAGTCGATAGCACTGTCGTGTCTAAAGGTGCGTGTATTCATTGCCCATCTTCAGATGCAAATGTATTATTTAGTGATGGTCACCATTATTGCTTTTCATGTAATACATATACTCCAGCCAACGGCACAGATATAAAGGAATACTCAATGCCTCAACAGCAAACAATACAGACTAATTACGATTGGGAATATAACGAATTGACTGATCGTAAGATTAAAATTGAAACAGCTAAAAAATATAATGTGATGTCTGAATCATATGGGTCAGATATAACTAAACATAGTTATCAGTATCATTCTGTAGATGGTACTAAATTAGGTATGAAGATACGTAATGTAAAAACAAAAGAGATGTATTCTTCAGGTGATATTAAATCAGCTGGTTTATTTGGCCAGCATTTATTTCCTAAAGGTGGTAAGTTTATTACCATTACAGAAGGGGAATGTGATGCTATGGCAGCTTATGAACTATTAGGTTCAAAGTTTCCTGTTGTGTCTGTAAAGACAGGGGCTGCTGGAGCATCCAGAGATGTTAAACAACAGTTAGAATATCTTGATAGCTATGAAAATATTGTATTATCTTTTGACGATGATGCACAAGGACAGAAAGCATCTCGTGAGATTGCTTCGTTGTTTGAACCTAAGAAGGTTAAGATACAGAAGATGAATGCATCTGAAGGATTAAAAGATGCAAATGATTATCTTAGGGCTGGTAAGTACGAGGAATACAACAGACTTTGGTGGTCTTCTGAAGTATACACACCTGCAGGTATTATTAACTTAGCTGACTTAGGTGATGATTTATTTGATGAGGGTGATCAAGAGACTTGTCTCTATCCTTGGGAAGGATTAAACGAGAAGCTCTACGGCATTAGAACAGGTGAGCTTGTTACCTTCACTGCTGGAACAGGTACTGGTAAGTCTAGTATTCTACGTGAGCTTATGTTTCATGTGTTATCTAATACAGATAGTAATATAGGTGTGCTTGCATTGGAAGAGAATGTAAAGCAAACTTGCTTTCATCTGATGTCAGTACCAGCTAATGATAGGCTATACCTTAAAGAGGTACGTGAAGGGTATGATCAAAATAAGTTACGTGAGTTTCAAGACCTAACTGTAGGTACTCGAAGGTTCTTTGCTTTTGATCACTTCGGATCAATTAGTAATGAAGAGATATTACAACGTGTTCGTTACATGATTAGAGCGATGGACTGCAGATTTATTTTCTTAGATCATTTATCTATTCTTGTTAGTGGACAAGAGGAAGGTGATGAGCGTAGAAGTATTGATCTTCTTATGACAAAGTTACGTTCACTCGTTGAAGAAACTAATTGTGCATTACTATTAGTATCCCACCTAAGAAGAACTTCTTCTGATAAAGGTGCAGAAGATGGGAAAGAAATATCTTTAGGTCACCTAAGAGGTAGTCAAAGTATTGCTCAATTAAGCGATGCAGTGGTAGCCTTAGAAAGAAACCAACAAGCAGATGATCCTATTGAAGCCAACACTACAAGAGTACGTGTACTAAAGAATAGGTATGCTGGTGATAATGGTATTGCTTGTGCTTTGCAGTTTAATAAAGATACAGGAAGGCTCACAGAGATTGATCCTGATATTGAAGTTGACTTTGATTACAACAGCGAGTATGACAAACTCTATGGAGATGAAACCTCTAGATAAAGGAGTTAATGATGCAGGTAATCTGTGACATTGAAACCGATGATCTAAATGCAACAATTATACATTGTATTGTATGCAAAGATATTAACACAAACGAAATATATTCATTCTATGGCGATAGTCTACATACTTTTAATAAGTTTGCTGCTGGTGTTGATCATTGGATTGGTCATAACTTCTTGTCTTTCGATGCACCCATCCTCAATAAACTTATTGGTACAACGATACCAGTTACTCAAGTCACCGATACTCTTATCCTCTCAAGAATGGACAAACCTGATAGAGAAAATGGACACTCACTTTCATCGTGGGGAGTAAGAGCAAAGTATCCTAAGATTGAGTTTCACGATTTTAAATTCTTCACAGAAGAAATGCTGGAGTATTGTATACAAGATGTAAACCTATGTCATAAAGTATATCTTTATCTTATGAAACGTATGAGTAAACATTCTTCTGAAGCTATTCGTATGGAGCATACAGTCAGATATCTAATAAACCAGCAACAACAAAATGGTTTTAGTTTTAATTATCAGGAAGCTAATATGCTTGTAGCATCTCTTGAATCAGAGAAACGATCTGTTGAACATGAAGTTCATAAGACTATGAAACCATTAGCTACTTTAATTAGAGTTGTTACACCTCGTATTAAAAAGGATGGAACAATGTCTACTGTTGGTCTATCTAAGTTAGGTGATCATGCTGCTTATGTATCAGGTATGTTTTCTTTAATTGAGTTTCCAGAATTTAATCTAGGAAGCCGTAAGCAAATTGCAAGGCAACTTCAATTCAAAGGCTGGAAGCCTAATAAGTTTACAGATAAAGGTAATATAATTGTAGATGAGGTTGTTCTTGAAAATGTTAAGCTACCTGAAGCCCAACTTATATATAAATTTTTACTCTTACAAAAACGTATAGCTCAAATTAATAACTGGATAAAAGCATACAATCATGACACAGGATGTATACATGGCGAGGTAAATACTCTTGGTGCAAATACTAATCGTATGACCCATAACTCACCTAATGTTGCTCAAACCCCTGCATCTTATTCACCTTATGGTGAGGAGTGTAGAGAATTATTTAAACGTAGATCATCAGATCGTGTCCTAGTAGGATCAGATGCTTCGGGTCTAGAGTTAAGATGCCTTGCTCATTATATGAATG